TCTAGTAGCGGAATATTCCAACTTCAACGTTGTGAAGTTCTGCTTCTGCAACTAATGCAGAAGGTTGATCCTGTGGTGTACTTAAATAAGCAAAGTAACCAACTGAATCAAAATTTTCTTTTAGCCAAGTAGGTGCAACTTTAAAGAACTTAATCTTTTTGCCCCTTGCTCTTAGTCCTCTTTCAGATAAATTTGAAAACTCTGAAACCATAGAATTAACTTTTGCAGGACCTGCTGAATAAATATGAAACTTATCATCATCTTCTGGCAAAGAAGTTAGTGCTACCCCCATAGCCCTAATGAATATGCTGTAGTCATCAAAACCTTTACTGCCTTGAACTGCGACTATCATGCCTATTCACCCTTTCTAAGTTGATCTATGATAAAAAGCATCTTATCTAATTCTACCTTACTCATACCCATTGTGTCAACTACTTTAGCATTAATTTTATCTACGTTACCGTCAATAATTTCAGACACATAAAACACATTATTTTTAGTCCAATATGCCTTGCCGTCTATAATCAATATCCTTATATTAACGCTCTTAAGATGTTTGGCTGATTGATTATTTTTAGGAGCCATCTTTGTTATTTGATCTACCTGTGGAAGTATAGGTGCTAAAATTTTATGTATGTGGCTTTGACTATATCTTATTAAAAAAAAAGCCTCGCGTTTATTTCTTTTATTCATTAAAAATAAAACAGATAAAAACAATACAAGAGTTGTTGTTACTGCTCCTAATAAAAATTCCATTTATTTTATTCTTTTTCCATAATAATTCTAATTATTTCTTTTAATGTATATTTATTATTTTCTTTTAATTTTTCAACTTCTTCTTTATTAAATGCTTTTGGCAGTAAGTTTATTGTTGGTTCTTTTTGTGTTACATCCATTGCTATAAATCCGTGTTGCCACAATGCCATTGTTTCTCTAGTAAAATATGTTGCCATCTCACTATGAAGTTCTGGATTAACATATTCTAATTTTGAAGTAAAGTTATATAATGGCTCTCCAGTTTCTATGTCCATACCAGCCACCTCTAACGCACCAGTTAAAATTAAATTAGCAATAATGTCATCATTATTTTCAGTCATTGTTAATCCCTACTTAATAATTGTTACAGAAAATGAGGTTTTCTTACAAGACTTTAAACTGTTTGCAATTGCACTTTTTTCTTTTTTATCAACAGAAAGTGACCATCTAACTTTAACTGATACCCAGTTAGTTAAATATTCACAGACGTATGCCTTATTTGTTGGTAACCAATCTGCTGGATCTCTATCTGATTTTGATCTATTGGATGCACCTGTTACCGCAATTAAATGACGTGGATCTATCTGATCATTTGCATAAACTTCACGTTTTTTTGCATCCCATGCCTGTGCACCAGAATCCCATGCCTCTGCTAAAGGAACCATATGATCAACATCAAGTTTACCTGCTTCAGTTACAGTTACATTATCGTATATACTTAACCATTTACCGCCAGCAATTGCACACTTCTTGTCAACAGTTGGCTTTACAGTTGCTTCTGAAATAATAACTGCTTTTCTAGAATCACAACCGTTTCCTACCCCAACCCAATGCTTAAACTGTTCTCTTTTATATCCTGTACGAACTTCATCAGCAACCTTTAAAGTATTTAATGCTGACAATGCATCTTTATATTTTTTATCTGCAGCATTAGCAGATATAGTATTAAAACATAGTGCTATTGCACACAATACAACTAAAACTTTATTGTGATTCTTATTCATTGTTTTCTCCTGTTTTTTCTATTTTAAAACTGCTTCTATCATTATGAAAAATACTTTTAACATTAGGCATTTTAATTATTTTAGCATTTGGAAAATCATGTTTAATTGCTTTAGTAACTTGTTCAAAATGTAACAAATCGTTTTCTGTCATTCCAGAAACATGTTTAACACCTACAACTACTTGTGTATTTGTTGACAAATTATCAACGTACTCTCCACAGTCTGTTTCATTCCATTTTTGATAGGTATCTATCATCAAGGTAGTGTCTTCTTTCCAATCAAACAAACCTAATTTTCTAATAACGTTTATTGCCCTAGTTGGTAAGGCATCTTCATGTGCATCACCAGTGTTTACGATTCTGTGATGAAATACTGCTGGATCTTCCCATGCTCTTGCAGAAGTATTTTCTTTCGTATCTACCCAAATTATTCTATCTGCTTTTCCAAATATATCTCTATACTGATTTATATTAAATACAGCATCTACTATTACTGGCTTATCCTGTTTAGATTCTAAAATTCTAGCCAATTGTCCTAGTTTGTGATAGTATATTAATTCATTAGGACCTGACAAAAAACTAGTAAACGTTTCTTTATCTAAGTGTATGCCATTAATTCTATCTCTTACTGCATCTGCAATTTCAGTTGCCCCAGAACCAGGTAGTCCTATAAATTGAATTATCATTTTAACTAAAATGCCTATCGTATTGCAAAACAACTTGTGCAATCATGCTATCTATAGAACCCATGGACTTTGTTATTACAAAATGATACTCGTCTTCAGATGGCTTTTCCCACTTAAAATCAGATGGAGCATTTGGAACTGGAATTGGAGGAAGGGCATCCGCTTCATCAACTGTATCTACCCAAACACTCATTGTGTTTGCATATTGATCTGGGTTATCTCTAAATTGTACTCTTGCTTCTAGTGTTGGAAAATATCCACTTGGTACATAAAGTTCAACATTATTTCTTGATGCTACCGTGCCAATAGTTCTCAACCATCTTGCAAACGGAGACTCCGTACTTGCAGTAGGCAATTCTCTATCTGTACAAAAAAACCCACCCATCTTATCTGAAAAACCTTTTGCAACTTGATTTCTAGTTTCTGCATCTAAGCCAAAAAAATGAACAGTCCGCATTTTTAGTCTTGACCTTTCAGTTTATTCTCAACCAATTTATCTCTCTCGTCTATAATATTAATAGCAAACTTCATAATTTTATCATACCCAACAGCATTATCTACAATTTTATTATAATGATGTGCACAAAACAATAGGTCCCCATCTAGGCCTATGGCCTTTACGTAGGCTTGTGCATTACACCTATCACATCTATCATTTAATGTCAATAGATATTCTTTTTTATCAGAGGCTGTTGTAGTCATTAACATAATTATACCTTTGTTTAGTAGTTGTATCAATTCTATCATATACCGCGAATTTTGTCTACTGTATTATTTTTTTCTTTTATCTGTTGAATAAAATCCATCACCATTAAATACACTGGCTACAGAATCATACTTTCGAACCAGGGATACGTTGCATTTTTCACAATCGTACCCTGGATCGTTTTCCCTAATTGAGCGAACTTTTACGTATTCTGTTTGACATTTTTTACATATATATTCATAGATGGGCATTAATCCACCTTTTTACCAAACCTTGACCAGGCTCTTTCATGTAAGAAAAATCCAACCATTTCACAGGCTGTATAGATTATTGCAAATGATCCAGCATATTCCCAGTGTGCTTGACCAGTTATTGCTTTTTCAAAAAAATATACTAACGTACTAACAAAACCTATGTGTACGATAGGCCAACTAAAACTTTTATATAAACTTCTTTTTCTAGATTCTTTTTTCATAAATCTTATTCCTTATCTCATCAAAGAACTCTGCAAATCTAAGTGATTCAGAGACTGGCAATACAAAAGATTTTTCTCCTCTAATATAATCAGCAAATTGTTCTGCCATTATTTTATAAGGATCGCAAGCCTCAAATTCTTCTATTACTATTTTACCATAATTATCTTCAATAATCAAGTTACTCACATTATTGTAAGAAAAATAAGCATCATTTCCTGCTGTATATATTTTACCCTCTGTTCCAGTAATTGTTAAATAGTCCGTTTGTTTAACATTCATAGAGGTAACAGTTCTGCAATCTATATCATTAATTCTGTAATTGATTATTAGCGTTTCATCACAACCATCTGGATGCCAGAGGACCTTTGTTGTGATATCTTTGACAGGAGCAAAATCAGTTATCCATAAAGGTGCAACTGCAGAGTAAGGCCCAAGGTCATAAAGACTTCCACCACCTAATTCAGGGGTTGTTCTAATCTTATTAATATCATTAAGTTGAGAGTAGGTGGCACACGTATCAATGCTGGTTATTTGACCAATTACCCCCAAATCAATAAGTTCTTTAATTCTCACAGTTCGAGGATGCCATCTATTCCAACTTGCTTCCATTAACAATTTTCCTGTTGATTCAGAAACCTTGATGGCTTCCTTTAGTTCTTGAGCATTCATTGCTATTGGTTTTTCACACAAAACATGTTTTCCTGCCTGCATGGCCTTTATTGACCAAGGAATATGCAAAGAGTTTGGTAAAGAAATATAAACTGCTTCAATTTCAGGATCATCAATCAAGTCTTGATAGTTATCATAAATTTTTCCTGTAGGAGAAAGTGCTTCTGCTCTTTTTAAATCTCTACTTGCAACACCACTAATTGTAACAACAGAAGAATCTTGCATTGCTGGATAAAGACCTATCTTAGCAATTAAACCTGCACCGATAAAACCAAATCTAACTTTTTCCATTATGAATATGTCTTGCTATTAATAATACTCTTTCTTATTTTCCAATAATTTTCTTCCATATCTATTTCATTATAAAAATCTATAATACTTCTTGTATAGTTTAAAATATTAAAATATTTATTTTTACCCATTATCATTAATTTTTTAACTTCTTTTGTCATTTCGTCATCATCTAAAACCCATATTCTGGTCCAATGATTTGGATCATTGCGATCAGTTCCAACAAACTTCCACCATCTTTCATCATATGGAAATGAGTATTTAGCATCGTTACCAGCATAGTGAACTATATTTTCAGCATATGGAGCAACCACATCATAATTTTGGCAATACACCGCTATAGATTGTTCTGGTTCTTCAAATGGAAATCTATGATATGAAGGAAACTTTATAGCCTTAATATCAGAACATTTTGCAAAAATAAAATTGCAAGAAATATAATAGTTTTTAAAATACTTGTCATTAACTTTATCTTTATTTAATATTGAATCAAACTCAACAACTTCACCATGTAAATCTAATTGATCAAAATCTCCATCTACAACCCACCTTGTTTTCCAATTACGTTTACCTTGAACTTTGGCTGTAGCCTGTCTAGATATTATTCTCTTTTCATTGTTCTTGGTTAATTCTTCTATGTCATCTATTAGGGCAGTGTCCCAGTTAAGTTCAAAATCTGCATGAGCATCTATTCCTAAGAAATACTGTTCATCTTCTATTAGACCCCTTATAGCCTCTCTAATGCCTACTATACCTGGTTGGCCTTCTGCTATGTCTTGATCCCTAACTATCTTTACATTGTTAAACATCGACAAGTCTGGCTCTTGTTTGTAGTTTAATCCAAGTCCAAATACAATATTTTCAGGGTAATAGGCAGTATCCAAAATATGATTCATAGTATCTACTAGATGAGTATCTTCCCATGCTGGAATCGACACAAATATTTTATTATTCATTATATTATCTTTGCTCCGTATGTTTGTTCCCAATTAATTATATCACTCTCATCATTAAGTAATGGTTGACCTTTAATATTTAAACTGGTATTTAATAAAACTGGTACCTTTGATATTTTGTACCATCTAGACAACAAGTCGTATAGTCCAGGATGCTGATCCTTATTTACAGTCTGAACCCTAGAGGTTCCATCTTTATGAACAACGGACGGTATCAAATCTGGCTTTAAACACTTAACTGCATACTGCATATAAGGACTTGTAAAATTCATATCAAACCATTTACTTGCATGTTCTTCCATCACAACTGGTGCAAACGGTCTAAAGAGTTCACGCTTTTTAATATTATTAACCTTATCTTTAATGTTTGGATCTCGAGGGTCTGCTAATATACTTCTATTACCTAATGCTCTTGGTCCGTATTCTGCTCTTCCACTCGCTACCGCCGCAATTCCGTTATTTACTATTTCATTTAATGCTGCATATACTGGATAGTTATCTCCCAAATCATATCCAAGAAATGGTGTCTTAAAATCAATATGCTTTCCGTACAGTGCTGCTGCTGCACCCAAAGAACTTCCAGCATCCCCAGGGTTAGGCATAATCCAGATGTCATCAAATATATTCCACAACAACGTGTTAGCAGAACAGTTAAGAGCACACCCACCCATAAAAACTAATTTATCTTTTTGAGTTAGTCTTTTTGCCATGAACATGAAATCCACTAACCTTATTTGATAAACTGTTTGTACTGCTGCTGCAATATCAAACCTATCTTGCTCAGTTATTTCTGATCCCCAATCAAAAATTCCTTTATGAAAATTATATTTTTGATAACCAATTGACGGAAAGTATTCTAAAACTTTATTAAGATATTTTTGTTTATCTCCATAGGCAGCCATACCCATCATTATGTACTCTTCTTGGTTTGGCATCAGACCAATCAATTGAGTAAAAGCAGAATAAAACAAACCAAAACTAAAAGGATAATTATCCTTGTACATTAACTTAATATCATTTCCTTCTCCAGTCCAAATAGTAGAAGTATTAAACTCTCCAATTGAATCAAGCACTACAATTGCTGCATCATCAAACTTGCTAGTATAGTACCCTGCTGCAGCATGCGAGTAATGGTGTTTAAAATTAGTTCTTGGTATTGCATTAAGATAGGTATGTTCAAACCAAGGCTTGCCGCCACCAAAACCACCACGAGTTGCAACTCTTAATTTTTTTAAAAAAGGATTTTCATAGTAGGCTATTTGATCTGGAATCCCATACTCCAATGCATTATCTATTAAACCCTTATTAGTAAACCAATCGTTTTTAATTTTGCTATACCTTTCTGCATGCCCAGAAAATAAAACCTTGTTATCTTTAATTAAAGATATAGAAGCATCATGAGTTGTTTCATTAATTCCCATTATTAGCATCTGTGTACTCCGTTCTATCTAAAAATTCTATGAACCATGCGTGATGTGCAGCCTCGCTTGGATGACTGCTGTCATTTCCTAAAATTGTCATAGAAGGATCAACATCCTGTATATACCTAAAAGTATTATCAGCAAATCTTTTATTATCTATTTGATAATAAGTATCAAAAGATTCTTTCATATCATTATGTGTTTTAATTTCATAATCATATATATCCAAATAAATAAAATCAGTTACTCCTGGAACAGTATCAACCCAAGATGTTGTAATTAATTTAATATTTTTATTTTTACAATAACTGTCCAATATGCTGTATAAATTATATACAAATAAATCTACGATTGTTCCATCTCTACCATCGTTAGTATTAAATTTATTCCAATCTCTACCGTAATTAGAAAAAAGAATAAATATATAATCTGGATCAGAATATTTTGCAATATATTTAAAAACATTTAAAAGTATTTCTATTGGCGACCCACCAGATAAACTTACATTAAAATATCCACTACACTTTTCTTTTTTATTTATCTCATCATACACTTTATAAGACCAACTTTTTTTAATATTATCCACTCCACAACCTGCTGTTATTGAACATCCAGCAAACAATAAATGTTTTTTATTATTATGTATTTTTGTAAAGTTATCACTAAAATAATAATTATAAAGATTGCTTTCAGAATTTGATTTTAAAAATGGTCCAACTATATCTTTGTCTTTTGTTAATAAATGTTGAAAATATTGAGGAGTATCTTTTTTTTGTTGTTCAATTATTCTTTTATAACTATCTGCATAATTGTTCATATTAATAAATAAAATCTCTTTTTTTAAAATGTTTTTTATTTTTTCTCAACCAAAAATAAAACTTTATTTTATATATTATTTTTTTCATCTAAATACCTTTCATAAAAATATTCACTCCACGCATCATGATAGGCAATTCCGTAATGTTTAGACCCATCTAAAGTTTCCATCAAGTCTTTCCTATCTTTGTTTTTTAAACAATACTCATATATTTTTTTACTAAATTTTAAAGCATTTATATTTTTAAAAGTATCAACATTTTTTTCTAACAACACACATTGTTCATAAGGATTTCTAACTCCAAATTCAAAATAAGAATCTTCAGCACTTGGACGCATATACCCAGTTTCATCAACAAACCTATAATTTGGTTTTATTATATTTAAATCATTTTTAATTTTATGCCAAGATAAATCTTGTTCAGGAATAACCCAAGTAGTTGATATCAATTTTATATTATTAGATACACAATAATCTTCAAATTGTTTATAAAATTCAATAACAAATGGAGTAAGAAGTATGTTTGGATTTTTTAAATATCTAAAATCTCTTTCAAGATCTGGTAATAATAAAAATATTACATCTGGTTTTGTATATTGTCTTATATATCTATATACATTTGTTATTATTTCTATTATGCTTGCACCTTCAACTCCAAGATTAAAATATCCGCTAAGGGGTTCTTCTGATAAAAGTTTATTGTATAATATATGACTCCAAACCTCTTCATATTTACTTCCATAACCAAATGTATGTGAGCAGCCAGCAAACAATATATGTTTTTTAGAATGTGTTTTTATAAATTCTTCACATCTAAATCCTTGTTTATTTGTTACAAAAGAATAATTTAATTTTTTAAAATTTTCAACATCTTTAACACTGCCTTTATCTACTAAAAACTCATTTAATTTATTACTATACCGAATACTAGCGTGTAAGATTTCTTGCTCAAAAGTCATTATTCTTGTCCAGTAGAGTTTCTAATCATGTGCGATGGCACATTATGAAACCAAGTAGGTAAAGCATATCTTGGTCCTTTTAAAACAGAATCAACTTCATGAACATATAAAAAGTTAGATGGAAAAAAAACAATACTACCTGCTGATGGTTTAATAGTCACATTAGATTGTTTAAAAGTTATTTCTCCACCAACATAATCATCGTTAAGGTATAGCAATACAGATAAAACCCTAGTGCTTACACCTTGGTCTTGATGTGGTGGCAAGTATCCAGATTTGTCATATCTTAATAAACTAGTTGCGTGTTCTTTTGCTTTAACATTTTTTTGTGCAAATGGATATAATTTTGTTGAATAGTGCAACAGTGCTTCATCAATTGACCCATGTATTCTAGAAGATATGTTTCTTTGTTCATCTTTAAAAGCATCATCATCTGATATTTGTTCCATAGTTGGAATAAATTTTTGCCAACAAAATATTTCTTTTGTTCCAGCACTATCATTAATCCAAGGAGACCAAGGTTGAACAACTGTTCTCTGTTTAATATCTTCAGAACTATTCAAAAACCTTTCTTCTAGGTCTTCTATGTTTCTTATAATCTGATCAGTATTTTTTACAATATTCTTATAATATACTAAACCTAAATCTAATACTTCATGATCTATTGAACTCACGTTCTGCAGCCTCTCTTTCTAATGGATACTCTACGGCTTGCCAAGTTGGATTCTTATCTTCCCCCAAGAAATCTGGATCTGCATGTTCTGGAAGTGATGTGTGCATATATAGTGCAGTGTATCTATGGCCTTCAGTTACTTCAGTGATACCGTGAATATATTCTGTACCAGAACTTGGAAAGAATACTGCAGAATATTTTTTAGGCTGGTATACAAAATCTTGATTAGGAAAAAATATTTTACCACCTTGGTATTCTGGAGTTTCGTTTAAATAAATTATTGTACTAAATTCTATAAATGGTTCTGGACCTTGTGCATCTAAGTGTAGGCCACCCCTTGTACCCTTTGTCCAGTGTGATCCAAAACCTTTAAACACATATATTGGATTAAGAAATCCATTAAAGGACCTGTGTATTTCATTAGACTTATTGCCATACTTAATCATAATATCCATGACCGTTTTATTGTATGGTAATGATGTACCACCATATCTTTTACTATAGTATTCTGGATACGGATTAACTTCTGATGGGTTGTGTTGTTCCCTTATTAGGGTATCTGCGTCTTCCTTGGTTATGAAATTATCCACTACCGCGATTCTATGCATACTGTTCCTGTCTTTTCTCTATTATATCATTAATCAATATAGTTGATCTTAGTCATAAACTTCTTTGAATCTATGTCAGTAAACAAAGATGCGTCTGGATCGTACTCTACATCGTTTAATGGAAACGGTATATAGTTTAATTCATCAATATTAATCTTATGTTTTCCAAAGAAAGAAGCAGCATCCCCCATCAAAGGCTTGCCTATATCCTCATATTTATTTTTTTGTTTTTTAAACAAATCAATCATTTCATTATAGTTGTGATATTTAGAAAAGGTTGTATACAGGTATTCCAAAGTATCTACTTCATCTTTATTGTAAAAACTATCTGAACAACTGTATACCTTTATATGGTTACTATAGTATAAAATAGATAGGGTTTCCTCTTCACCATAATACTTCATGTACCATGGATAGCCAACTTGTTGTAATGTTGATGTATGTCCAAAAATTAAATCTCTGCTAACAAAATATGTTTGATTAAGACTATCAGTTGTCTCTTCTTCTTTTTTTAAATAAAACAATCCATCATTACTCAAAGTTATTTTATTCTTTCCACTAATAATAGACTGTTTATCTTTAAGATTTTTTAACAAATATTCATCCCAGTCTTGACTTAAATATATATTGTCAGACAACAACAATGTATATGAATACTGGGATTGACTAAGTATGTCATTTTTATACTTACAAGGACTTTTTATTTTATCCCAAACAATGTGACTGTAGTTAACGTCTTGAAAATTTTCAAAGTATTCCCATTTTTCTAAAGCATTTTCATTATAAAATCCAAACTGATCCCATTTTGTTAAAGGGCTTTGATCAAAAATTTTAACAAATATTTTATTTTTTTTAGAAGATCTTTCTATTAAATTGGCAACAACATTTTTTAAATTTTTGTTCTTATAAGAATATATAATTACATTGATTGGATTAGGCAAATCTTTATTCATCAGAATCTTCTTTTAAACCCTTGTTTCTAAATAGTTTTTTTCTCCAAGCAGTTTTTTTATAATAACCATATAACATTGACCTTCTATTCTCTGCTTTAAACTCATGCTCGTCAAATTTTTCTTGACTTAAATCTAATTCCATTTCCCAATTATCTCTTTTAAAAGGTATCATTTGAAATAGTGGAGTTCCCTTTTTAATAATTCCCTGAAAGCCTCTCTTTAAAAAGAATGCTGTAAACACTGGAAGGCCCCATATATCTGATTCGACAATACCAGACATAGTAATAAAAGGTAGATCGTGTCTATTCATTGGATGAGTTATCAATACAGAATAACCTGGAGGTGTTTCATAGTACCAATTCATTCTCCATCCGTAATGTATTGGATGACAGTTATCTGGAACTGGAAGATCTATTGTTGGTCTTTTATCCATTATCATTATATCTTTATCCCAAGATAATTTTGGTTTTCCATTTTTATCTAACTCTACCAACAAATCATCTTCTAATAAATAATAGTATCCAGCAGTTAATGAATCAAGAAATGGCATACACATTTTTGTTGCAACCCTTGCACCATCTCCACCTATATTGTTTACTGGAGATAAATACTTTTCGTCATTCCATATTTCATGTTTTGCCAAAGCCTTGTACCATTCTGGCACATGCTTTACAGCAGGTTCTGGTGGAGTAAAAATGTTATTATAGTTTGGTCCACCACCTGGAGTAAAAGATATTTTTAGTGGATCATTCATTACTTATATTCTTTTTTTTGTCTAAATTTTTCTTTATAAGAATTTTTAAAACTACTTCTAACTAAAAGCCTTTGTGCTTCAATGTCGTCCCTTCCTTCAGAGTGAGAAATAAATTCTGATTCCCAACTTTCTCTTTTAAAAGGAATTACTTGAATTAATGGTGTTCCTTGTTTAATTACTCCTTCAAAACCTTTTTCAATATGCATTGAAAGGTGTCCATCTGAAGCAAATCTATCTGTGTCAACAATTGCTTCAAACATTTGAAATGGAACTGGATCTCTATGAAATGGATGAGTAAACAAAGTGCTGTATCCTTTTGGAGTCATCAATGCCCAAAATGGTAATATTCTAAATATCTGTTTGTGATATTTTTCTAAGTTTACTGGATAATTAGATACTTGCTCTGTTGTATGAGTTGCAACCATGTCGTTTCCAAGAAACTTTAATTCATTTGGAACACTCCAAGTTATTTTTTCTGGATCAGTAGCATTAATGTATATGTCCATTGGAACTTTAATAATATATCCAGCAGTTATTAAATCAAATATTGGCATACATCTTTTTATTGTGCTACTCATACTACCTTTAGATATATAATCTTTTAACTCATTACCCACAAATCCTGGTTGTTGTTTATACCACTCTGGCATACACTTAATTGCTGGTTCTGGTTTTGGTGCAAAAACTTCTGTCTTATCAGAAAAAGGGTAGAAACTAACCTTATTCATAAAATCTCCTAATCTCTTTTACCATTATATCACTTGCCTCAAAAACCATGTTGTACATTGGAGAGAACCTACTTATCTTTCCATACTCTTGATCAATCATATGACTTCCTATTTTCTTAAATTGAAAGTGAACAAAAGGTGGATCAACATGTTGAGTGTTGTTTAGTATTTTTTTAAAACTTATTGTGTCTTCTGATATTAGAAATGGAGAACTTTCTGGTTGCCTAATGTCAACAGATATATCTTCATCAATAATCCAAGGTACATAGAATCTAAATGTCTGATTAAAACATGTTGCAGAGTCACCAAAGTCTTTTTTATCTGACAAGTAGTATTGCCTAATCCAAGGACGATCTAAGTTCCACATAATTCTTTCCTTATATGGCTCATCCCTTTCCATTGTGTTAATAATTTCAGGGCTATTAACTAAAAATATTTCAGCATGATTAGTTTGCTGAAGAGTAACCACATTGTTATCAATACTTATTAGTTTTGGTTTTGGATATAGCCTATCAACATAAAGGTTAATTGGTTTTATAATATCGTTATCTTTTCCTTTGATGCCTTCAGGATAACTAAGCCATCTTGATGGAACCCTAGATCTTTTATTAATCCATAAAAAAGATTCAGACTTTGATTTATGCCATATAAAAAAGTCTTCTCTTAATTTAGAGATTGACTCGTTATTGCTCTGTTTCATCCCAATCCTTATTTAATAATTCTTTTGGTATAACCTTGTACCCACTTCTATCAATACCAATCTCATATCCCTTTTCAGCCTCTATCCAACCTAACAACTTAACTGTTCTATATTCTGAGTCTGATAGTTCTGCACCCCAAATAATTAAACCACGATTGAGATCCTTTTCACGCACTGCTGGACCAGACTGTGTTCTTACTCTTCTTACCTCTATGTTTGTTCCTACGTCTGGCATATCTTTATACTTCTTATGCTTTCTACCGTCCCAAACTGAGGCATGCCAATACTGGTTTGTATATTTAGCAACTGCTAATTCACAAATTGCTGATGCAGGTTGAGCGTTTCTATCTTCTTCCATACTAGATCTATTGTAGTATGAAGCATCTACCTTATTCCAATTCTCTGTATATCTTCGCATACCTACCATATAGGCGTGTTCATATTCCCATGGTTCTAATTCAACTATCAACTGTATTCCTATTCTGTTAGTATTGCGAGCCTCGACTCAGGATTGAACTGAGGACCTTCCGCTTACAAGGCGGACGCACTACCACTGTGCTATCGAGGCGTGGGAATAGTAGGACTTGAACCTACGATAGCCGAATTATGAGTTCGGTGCCTTAACCTACTTGGCTATATTCCCTTTGGCTGGCGTGGTAGGTCTCGATCCTACGACTTCGAAATTAACAGTTTCGCACTCTGCCAACTGAGTTACACGCCATCTTTTTTATTCTGAAACTAACACTAACTTGTCAGTAACAG